ATATTTTCTTTAACATGGCCTTTCATCCGCCATGTGCCGGTATCTTTTGTGTCATTAATAAAAAAAGTAGCAAGCATTTCTGACCTTGACATAATTCCTAAAAATTCGGCGTGGTTCCCAAGCTCTGTATAATCGTTTGGAGATGGTGTTGCAGTGCATGCAAGACGATATTTTGTTTTACCAAACATATCGATTATTTCATTTCTTATTGTTCCGGCAAAATTTTTAAGAATTGAACTTTCATCGGCGACTATACCAATAAATTTTGAAGGATCAAATTTATGTAATTTTTCATAGTTAGTTATGTTTATTCCATTAACAATATCATCATTAGATTTACAAATATTAACATCAACATTAAATTTTTCTCCTTCCTTTTTGGTTTGTTCTGATACAGCCAATGGTGCCAAAATTAATATTGGCTCTTTTTCTTTTTTATAAATTTGATTTGCCCAGTCGAGTTGCATTGGCGTTTTACCAAGTCCACAATCAGCAAATAATGCCGCCCTGCCCCTGGCAATCGACCATTGCACCAGAATTTTTTGCCAATCAAATAACATTGGGTTTAATTTATCTGTTGATATTTCAAATCCGGATTTTTGATCGACAATTTGTTTTTTTGCAAGAAAGTTTTTATATTCCATATTCTATTATAAGAATCCCTTCATTTATTAAATATTTATTTTTAATACGAGGATATCAGTGGGCGCCCAATCTTTAATTGATGTAGAACCATCACGCTCGACGACGCATCAAAAAAATCGTGACGTTGCTTCATCATTCCGCATTGCATAATCCCCCGCAATTTTTGTTCATCTGTCATATTAAGTGACATGCCGGCGTCAACCAGATTCTTTTTTCGAATATCTTCCGCCCAGTCGCCCGCCTTAATTTCCTTTCCCGTTCTTGATGTATTTGATTGCGATGCCGTAAGCACTGCCATATTTTTTTCTTGAGCAAGGCCCTTATGCCCCTCCCAGATCTCATTAATGCCATGTCGATATTGTCCATAATTTTGTTCTGGTTTAAATTTATCCCCATAATCAGTAACCCCAAAATCATAAACCTCCCCATGATATTGTTCTCTATTGTATAAATACGCCCTTAACTCCGCCATGGTTAATTGACCAGATGGAAACTCCACAAGGTGAAACTTGCTTCCTCTAATTAATGCGGACCGTTTTATTGCTTGTTTCTTTTGCAACACTCGAGCAATTGTTAATTCTCTTTTTTCAATTTTTTTAAACCATGATGTGCATTGATAATGCCTTGATCCCATACATTCAGTACATGGTTTGTATCCATTCGGGTTAGCAGATTCAAATTCTTTTACAGTTTTTGGAATATAAATTCCGCTATCTTCGTTTTTTATTAAATCAATAGATGCTAATCTTTTGTTTTTAAAATCACAAGTGCCTTGCTGATTATGTTCACAATCCCAAATGGGCAAAAGTAATTCACCTGCCCATTTTATTGTTGGCAAGCCATTAATATAGTGCCAGATTCTTTTAATCATTTGTTTTTCTGACATTTCAAGAGAAAAAAAGATAACATTGAACCCTGCAAATAAGGCTTTTAATGCAGTGAGCATAAGCCACCACGTTTTGCCCGTACCGGCAGCGCCGACATAGGCATATAACCCTCCTCTTTCAAAATCCCCTAAAGCATTGCCAAGGGCCCCCGGGAGCTTAAATAATTTATCCCCCGAGTTTTCTTCAAAAGCATTGGCAATTACTCGGCTATCATTAATGGGGTCAACCCCTTTTGATTCCGGGCGTGATATCCGTTCATAGCCCTTAACTAAGGCTTCGGCCTCTTCTATACGGCCACCTACAACAGCGCTGGAAATTTCTTTTGCCAAATTCTGTAGTGATACCGTTTTTAAATGTATTTCTGCTTTTTCAAGATAATATTTTACATTGAATGTGTCCTGTTGCTCATATTCATCCGAAATCGAGGTTAAGAATTCTTCAATTAGTTCAGCTTGATCCTCATCCAGATCATGTTTTCTTTTTTCAACGAAAATGTCCTGTATGGTTCTCCCTGGAGCAGACTGATGTGAATCATAGAACTCTATACACCATTTCGCAACAGTCTTAGCAAAGGGGAGTTGTAGCCCGCTGAGTGACAATACAGGTTTAATCTCCCGAATGAATCTTTCCGAGATAATTAACCCCTGGCAAATTTGCCTTTCTATGCGTGAATCCAAAGGCTTTCGGCGGGCGATCATATAGTCTTTTTCAATTCTTTTTCTGCCAAATATATAGCAACATTCACCAATCCTTCCAATTGATAGAGTTGGTCTAATGATAAGGGCCGCGAAGTTTCATATTCACCACAACATGATGCTTCAACCATATTATCCTCAATAAATTCTTCTAATTCATTCACATTTTTCTCCTATTTTAAAACCAGTTAGTTCATGATATTCTTTTAAATTATCTTCCATGTTTTCCCTTGGGCATAAACATTCGTATCCAACCGCTATTAAATTCAGCCATATTTCACCACATCGCTCACAATGATAGTGATTGGCCATTAATATTTGCGGCTCATCACAAAAACTATCATCTAAATCACAACCACATTTTATTCTGGATTCAATGTCACTATATGGGTATCTATATCTTTTGTATTTCATACAAATATCCCCAACCTTAATCAGCGCTTTGCATGAACAACACCTTTTTGCCCTTGACATGTCAAGGTGTTCAAAATCGAGCTTCGACATACTATAATCATAGAGCCAAAAACCAGGCTCCGGATCGAAATCAAAATCGCATGAGCAGGAAAGGCCCATTTTAATCTCTCCTTTCTAATAAACAAATTCATTAACATACGGAATCCCTTTTAGTTTCGGTGCAGTTGGCCATCAAGCCAATCCCAAAATTCATCACCATCACCATAAAAAGCATTAATAGTTGTTTCGGCAATTCGCCAATCCCAATTTCCCCCATTATAATATCTTCCAGAAAGTACAACAGCTATATATTCCTTAAGCCTACTTTTAATTTTTTCAATATCAGGGTCTTTTCATCATTTCGGGTGGTGCATTTGAAATTGCTTTTCTTTTTTGTAATTCTTCCATTTTATCCTCCTTAATAAACAAAATCATTAATATACGGAATCAATTCATGAACACCTTTGATATAAATAATGCTGTTCGGTACTTCTTTAATATAATTATAATTGCGTTCGATCAACAAAGTGGTAATCTCTGTCTTGCTTAATTCCAATGCCGTCTTGCGGCGATCTTCAACAAAGAAATTATATCCTTCTAAATATTGTGCCTTATTTGCGCTAGGGTGCTTTAAAACCAATTTAAATGGGGTTTTCTTTGCCACCCGTTTAACAATATCATAGGTTTCTTTTGCATAATCAAACGGCCTTGCCGTTAAAATAAACGGTGGTTCTCCAGTGGCTTCATAAAGCTTCGCTAATAATTCAGTACTGCCTGGAAAAATAGCTGTGTTTTTAATTTCCCTATATGATAACCTAAAAATCTTCCAAAGCTCTTTTGAAGACAATCCGGTTGCTGGTATGCAATTAAATTGATCCTGCTCTTTTGGGAATTGTTTAAATTCAATGCCATGGATTTCCAATACCAATTTTTTAATGACTGTAAAAATATCTATTAAACACCCATCAAGGTCGAATGCAATTCGTTGTCTCATTTTATTTCCCCACTCTTATTTGTTCATAATCTTTAAAATTAACATGATGTATATCTGTATTCCCGTTATCACAAATAGCCCATAGCTCTTTCAATATCTTTGCTATTGAGGCAGGCAACCGTTCTGGCTTTCCCTCACTCACCCATGCCCATAACCGTAAATTGCCCCGTAATTCCCTTATGGCTTCCGGATTAATAGCCACCTCGGAAATTGGCACAGGGATGGCGTTTTTATTTTCAACAAATTCATCTATTTTTTCTTCGTTTCCACAAAAAACCATGTGATCTGGGTTTATGCAAAGCCGATTTCTACAAGAATTAACAAGGACAATCTCCTTGGGTAACTTGCCTTGGCAAATTTCCCATATCACTCGCTTTACTGTTTCTGGTTTTCCATTAATTTTAATTGTGCCCTGCTTATTTCGAGTCGCCCCCATCCACACCCAGCACCCATTTTTTGGGATTTTAACTTTTGGCATAATGCGATCTTTTAATGATCTTTTTTTATATTTGCCGCGTTTATTGGGTTTCATTATATCCCTGGGGTTTATTTTACTAACTCTATTCCATCAATAACTCCAGATATGGTTTTGATGTCACTGACATCTAAAACGTTCAATTCGGTTAATCGGTTAATAAGTTTGCCAAAAGCCCCCATTATGTTATTAACGGTTTCTTCTGTTGCCTCAAGTTTGCCCCCAGACAAAACGAGACCAAGCATTTCTTGTTCAACAAACCTATCTATTTCAAATTCGGCTTCTTCATCACCAAAGGTTGCAATTCTTATTTTCATTTTTAATCTCCTTTAAACTATTATAAGATTTTATCCGAGTTTTAAATATTATTTTTGTTTTTCTTGCCTCAAATAATAAACCATCATCCAAATCCAGACAGAATTGGCACTAACGATAAACAAACCGCCAAAAAATGAAATCCATTGCCCTAAATGCGGATAATAAAATAAATTCCAGAATCCCCATGATGTAAAAAATATAATTGCAACAATGCTTACGCCCCGCACCTTTTTATCCTTATACAACCTGCGGCAATGCAAGAGGATAAAGAAGCCAGCAAAGAATTCGAAGAGGCCATTTATTAAATCAGGATATGTCATTTGTTTGTCAATTTAAAAGGTGGTAAAATTAATTCCATATTATACCGCTCTACAAACCAGGCATATACCGCCCTACGATCTTTCCCGCCAGCGCTTAATTCGCCATGGCCTGAAAACCTATCCATAACTTGTCTTAAAGCATGAATGCATTGAACACTTTTATCTGCACCCTCTATTATTTCAACAT